CACATCAGACCAGGCCGAGGGGGGAAGAGGGGGCGTGGCTAACCCACGTATCCCCTCTCACATTTTTGTTCTAGAATTTTCGGTTCTACTAATACCTACTATTAATTTCCATGTTAGTAGTTGCTGATTATTTGATCTGCCCGGTCCACCTTTGGAACCACATCCACAACTGACCGACTCCCCATCCGAGCGCCCATCCACCAAGCAGTCCTATCGCCACCCACACGTCAGACACTTCCACAGGCCCTCCCACAAGTTCTCCCGGTGCATCGTCCTCTGACACACCGGGCATGGCCGCGTCCACATGACTAGGCCGGTATCTGGAGACCGTACTCAGGTTGATCCTGGTCGGTGCGCAGCGGGTTACGCCGCGTCTTGGCTACTGAATCTTGAATCACCACTGACGCCTGCTGGAATGCGTTCGCGTAGGAGTTGTAGGGGCTCGACGGTGTAGCGTTCGCTGGAGGCAACGGCACCTTCATGAGCTGCGCGAGTTGGTCGAGCGGACCGGCCTTCTGTTGCGCAAGCGTGGTCACATCCGTTGTTGACTGTTGCGCGAGGAAGTCGGCGTTCTCGTTCAGCGGATTCTGAATCGTGGTCTGGTCGATTAACTGTCTGACTGTCGCCATGATTATTTCTCCAAGAGTGCGAGCACCAACGCGCTCGACCCATAACTGAACCACACGAATCCCCACATTCCATGCCCCTGCCAGAGGCTATAGGCCGCAGCGCAGAGATAGAGAACTCCATTACCGAGTACGAAGTAGTTCACTTTTTCTCCTCCGGGTGTCTCCTGTAGTAATCGTCTTCCAGTGCTTGCATCGCTGGAGTCTTCCCACCTGACGCTGCGGCCTCCGATGTAGCAGCGAAGGGATTCAGTTTTCTCCGTTCAGCGAGTCGCGCTCGCATCTCAGTATCGCCCATAGGCTCAATGAGGTTTTGGAGAGGGTTGGGCTTCTGCTGTTTCCCAGTTGCGGGTGTTGAGACCGTACACATTATTCCTCCGGTCGAGTGTTCGCTGAATTCATCGCCTCGTAGTGACCATCCGGGTACAACCACCTAGGTTCCTTTACCCTCTGTCGTTTCCTGTTCAGTGTTTGCATATCGGGAAACCTAAACCCCGCAGGCACACTCAAGAGTCGATACGCGATTCCCACATGGAGTCTCGGTTCGATCTCGTTGTCCTCTAGGCACGATGGGCACTGAATTACGTCGCACGTTGACGGCTTGATCTTCTCGGTCACGACTCCGCATTCGGAGCACTTGTAATCGTAAATTGGCATAACTCCTCCTAGACTTCCTTCTTAAAGTCGACTATTCGGTTCTCGCGATACCAGGTTTTGTATGCTTGGCATTCCAGTTTCCATTGATCTGTCATACTCTTAGCAAGTTCCGCCCACCGTCTCTTCTTAAATTCTTTCGGTGTTTCCATAGAAGTTCCCTCCATCCCTTCTCAGGGAGAACATCTCCCCTGGTACTCCATTGCGCGAAGATTAAGAGTCTATATACTCTGTAACTTACTCTGTATTAGTTTTGCTGTAGCTCTGTCTTAGGCTCTGTCTTTATTTTGTGTACAGAGATCTTGCCAACACCAAGACAGAGACAACAGCAACACTCTCTGTCCACCTTGTTGACCAATCTCTACCTACTGTGTACAGAGACAGGTCAACAACAGGACAGAATACTCCGAATATGGTCTACAGGATCAGATCCGACTCTTCATCGGTCTACACTCTAACCTGAAGCTCGTATCTCCAGGATATGAAGACACCATGTCTGTAGTGATAGACACCTTGGCTGTCTGACAGTCTTCAAGAGAGTCATAGGTCTCTAACTTGATCGTCTGTTCATGAAGAGAGAGATCTGTAGGAGAAAGAGCCCCAATGATGATTAACAAGAGTACATACATGTCTACCTCATCCTGTCTGTCCACAGTGGAGTGTGAGTACCTTCAACGACACCAAGAACGTCGTCCATGAACTTCTCTAGTTCTTTATCAAGTTCTCTTGCTCTGTAGTCGAGTTGTTCTGTATCAGCATCAGCAGCCATCTGCTCTGTCCAGTACATGACAGCCATACTCAGTGCATCGAGACGGTCATCCTTCCCAAGAGCACCCTTCTCTTTCGTGAGTCGAGTGAACTGGTGGATGAGAGAGTAATGGAATCCTGTCTCTGTCGAATACTCTGACAGAGAGTGATAGTCTTGCTCGATGACGTTCAGATCTACGATCATCCTGTGACCTTGAACAACAGGTTCAAGAGAGTCACAGAGTCGCTTCTCTTTTTGAATACTGTGCTTGACTTCTTCACAGGTCACTGACCAGTACTTGGCCAGGATGGGTGTGAAGAGTGCGGTGTACATGCCGTCACCGAAGTTGGATTCGATGATGACGTGATTGACTTTGAACTTGAGAGCGACTTCGGCAAGCTTGCGCAGCGTCATCTCGTCGTACCCACCTTGGAATCCACTGCACGCCAACAAGAACAGGTAGCCGTTGAGCATGGCAACGACCGCATAGCCTGTCTCGTCTTTGCCTCGGCCCGCAGGGTCAATGGCCATGACGATGCCGGAGTAGGGAATCCACTTGCCGACCAGTTCCATTGGCCGGTAGAAGTAGTCACCGTCCATCGCCAGGTTGTGGTCGATGTTGAGGAGCTTGGCTGGATCGTTGCACCAGATGGGTTTCTCTGGCGCGTTCTCTTTGTCGCAGTCCATGACGATGAGATCATGGACCTTGAGGGGGTAGCGTTCCTTGTCGGAGAGTTTTGTTCTCAGTTGAAACTGTAGAGCGTAACCTGCCTTCCCGTAACTAAGCGCCCGTTCTCTAAGATCCAGGTCGGTGAATCTTCCTGGATCAGTTGGATCTCCAGCAAGATCAGTTGGGCTGGCCCCCATTCGTTGAAGTATGCCGTGGGCCAATCTTGAACCATACTCCTCCAGTTCTTCCTTGTCGGGAAACCGAGAAGGCCAGATGCGAGCGATGTACCCGCGCTTCTGGAGTTTGTTGTAGATTGAATCCTCGGTCTGAGGAGTCCCTAGGAAGATGACCCTAGCATGGGCATCAGGCTTGATGATCGCGTCGAACTCTTTGACTTGTTCACTCAGCTTCTCTCGCATACCGGGAGTCAAACTGTTCGATGGGATCTCGATGTCATCGGCGATGATGATGTCGGCGCGTGAGCCGGTGAGCTGTGACGTAATGCCGAGGGACTTCACGCTTGGAGCCTTCGCAGCAGGAGCCGGTCGCACGTCGAAGGCAATCTTCGAGTCACGTTGGTCGTCGGTCGGCGCAAGCCACTCCAAGTCAGGCATCTCGCGGATGAGTCGAAGGCAGAACGTACTGAACTCGTCGGCGGCTGGTTTGCTCGCAGACACCACGAGGATGTTCCACGAGGGAAACGTGCCGAGAAGCCAACACACGAAGGCAACCGTCATCCAACTCTTGCCGATCCCTCGAAAGGCTTCCAGGACGAACCGCTTTGGTCCCTTCATCAGGGTGACGGCGATGTCGAGCTGGAGCCAAGAAGGAGTCGGGAGGTTGAGATGCTTCCACACGGCCTTGAGGAAGGTGCGGAAGTCGGGGTATTCCCGCTTGAAGTGTTCGGAGTCGGTAATCAGCATCTGACAAACCCCTCCAGGCGTGTTGCGAAACGAACGGAAACCGGGTAATTTGAGGCGTTCGACCCCTCACCTAGGGGTGGATAGGGGTCACAACGCAATATCAACCACTTACGCATATCATCCCTCAACGGATGGCCCTAGCTGCCTCCAGGTTGAAATTGGGGCATTATGCGACAGTTCTAAGCTATTGATTTTGTTCAGGACTGCAAAGGAGCGGATCGGCGCTGTCGTCGTAGAACTCTAGAGCCTTGGAAACCTCCACCACCCCGGAACCTTCCATCGGCTCCTGGTCGATACCATTGTCCTTCAGGAACTCGCGTACCTCACGAAGGACGGCAGCGGTTGGGGGCTTCAGGAACACTTCCCCGGCGATGATGACGGGGTTCCCCTCCCCATCGAGGAGGGGTTCACCGTCGAGGGCCTTGAGGAGCACCCGGCATTGCTTCTGGTGTATCTCGTACAGCTTCGTGCGTTGCACAGGTGCGCTCATGGTTTCTCCTTAGAGGATCTTAATGCCCATCTTACTGAGGGCGTAGGCGATGCCCGCTGGAATGCCTAGGGAGAGGATACTGAAGTACGTCGAGTGCCGCTCCACTACGGTATGGACCTTACTGTCTTCCTCAACATGCTTGCCGAGGAGAACGAGTTGCTCATGGTTTTGCTGTTCGAGTGTGTCGAACCGCTTCATGAGCAACTCAAAGGTTTGTGCGTTGATCGCGGCCACTTGCGATGCTGACCGCTTGGTCTTCTTGGCGAGTGTCTTGGCTACCTCCTGCGTCTTGGTAGGCATTACGCACCCACAATTCTGAACGATGTGACCACCAACTTCCAGTCTGCCGCTGTGATCGTGAAGGCGACATGTGTCGTCTTCGTCACGAGCGTAGGCTTCGTCGTCATCGTCGCGAGGAATACGTCAGTGTCGTCTGCTCCAACGCTGTATCCGCGAGTGACGGCTGATCCAGTGTCTACATCGGCGTGCCAGTACACCCGGTCGCCAACTGAGTATTCCCCTTCAGTGTTCAGACATTCGAGATACGCAGTCACAAAGGTTGGAATTGCTCCCAAGCCATGTGCGCCTGACGCTACCGCAGAAATGGTGTAGGGGTTCTGCACTAATGGCGTTCCCACCTTCACAAGTCCTGGTAGTACATCTGAAGTCGGGGAACCAGCCAGTACGTATGTTCCGGTCAGGTCTCCATCGAGAACCGGATCAGTCACCGTTGGCTCCACAAGATTGTAGGTGCCGATAACATCGCCAGTGATGGTGGGATTCTCCAGCGTGTACGGCCCAGTAACCGATCCTGTGATGACTGGATTTTCAATCGCTGGACTTGCCGAACCAAGAGCGCCGAGCGTGCCACGCGCTTCTGCCGCTGTCGCATCGTCCAACAGATTGCGAATGTACTCTGACACGTTGGTCAACTCGATGCCGAGGATTTCAGCCAATGTTAATGCGGCTTCTGCGGCTGCGGCCTCAGCTTGCTCTACGGCTGCTTGCTGCGCAGCGGTCCCCGATTGGGTGTCCGCGTATTGCTTGTTGACCGCATCATGCAGATCAATAGGAGGGGCCAGGTTGACTCCTCGGTTGTCTTCGAAGTCGAAGTTGCCTGCATCGTCAGACTGGAGGAGGTTGTCATTCGCATCAGCAACTTCTTGCGCAGCGAACAATGACTGTAATGCTGTCGCGTCGAGATCCGATTCACCCAGGACAGATCCGTTGGCGTAATCCACCAGCGGCTCGTCGATGGGGGTCGTTCTCTTGATTCGAAC